CCTCCGTTGTCCTCGGGCTGAACGCCAAGCTTTACCGTAACACGGGAACCCAGCAAAGCCCCACCTGGACCGAGATCGCGAACGTCAAAGACGTAACGCTCAACCTGGAAAAAGGGGAGGCCGACGCCACCACCCGGGCCTCAAGCGGCTGGCGGCAGACGGTGGCCACCCTCAAAGATGCCTCTGTCGAGTTCGAGATGGTGTGGGATCCGAGCGACCAGGGGTTTCAAGCGATCAAGGACTCGTTTTTCAACGACACTGCCATCGACATCGCTGTCATGGATGGACCGCTCCCACCTGCCTCCGGCGAAACGTCTCAAGGCCTGCGGGCCCAATGGGCCGTGACCAAATTCAGTCGGAACGAACCACTGGAAGAGGTGCTGACGGTGTCCGTGTCGATCAAACCGACCTACGGCTCGGTGCCCAAATGGATGATTGAAACCGGGACTTAATAAGGAGAAATCAAACGCATGAAAACGTTCCGTGACGCCATTGGGCGAGAGTGGCAGATCACCCTCAATATCTACACCCTGACTCGCATCCGCGATGGGGTGGGCCTCAACCTGGCCCGACCCGGGCAAGACCTGGCCGGGGTGATTGGCGATGATTTGACCTTCGCCGCGATCCTCTGGGAGATGGTTCGCGATCAGGCCAAACAACTCGGTTTGTTGCAAGAGCAATTCCTGGCCAGTCTCACCGGGGAGGTCCTGGAACAGGCCAAATCGCTCTTTGTGGAGGAACTGGTCAGTTTTTTCCCGAAGCTCCGCCCCGTCATGGAGACGCTGCGGCAGATCGAGGACACGTACAACCAGGCCCTCGTAGCGGAGATGGAGCGACTGAAGGTGGAAGCGGCGGACCCGGAGAAAATCCGGGAACAAATCCGCCGTCAAATCGAACAGGAGATGACGAAGGTGGGGTAAACCTGTGGGCTGAAATTTACCGTTTGGCCGGGATCATCGGGATCGACCCGGGACCGTTCACGCTGCGGCAATTGGTCTGGATGGCCGAGGGCCGCCGCGACTTTTTCTGGGAGCACACCGCCCATGTCTTGTGTTACCTGTATAACGCCCATCGCAGCCCGAAATCGCCGGCCCTCATGCCCGCGGACTTTCACCCATTCGCAGATAAGCGGAAACGCCGTATGAAAAAACGTCTCCCGCAGGTTGGAATCGAGGCCTTAAAGGTCTTTGTGCCGAAATCGACGAGGGGGAATCATGGCAACGCCCGGTAGTATCCGTGCCGGAAAGGCCTATGTCGAGATCGGGGCGATCACCGCCCCGCTGGAGGCCGCTCTCCGCAAGGCCTCGATGACCCTCAAGGCCTGGGGGAGTCAGGTCCAGTCGATAGGGCAACGGGCGATGCTGGCCGCCGGGGCCATGGCCGCCCCCGTGGCCCTCTCCAGCCGTGTCTATGCCAACTTTTCCGATCAGATGAAGGCCGTCCAGGCCGTCTCCGGGGCCACCGCCGCCGAGATGCGGATGCTGACTAATACCGCCGAAGACCTAGGCCGAACGACAAGCTACACCGCCGCCCAGGTCGGGGAGGCGATGCTTAATCTCGCCCGCTCGGGCTTCCGACCCAAAGAAATCAACGATGCCATCAGCGGCATTCTCGCCCTAGCAAGGGCGACCGGGACGGACCTGGCAGTCGCCGGAGACATCGCCGCCGGGACGCTCCGGGCCTTCAACCTGGAGGCCACCGAGTCCCAGCGGGTGGCCGACGTCCTGACCGCCACGGCCAACAATTCCGCCCAAACCCTGGAGGACCTGGGCGAGGCCATGAAATACGTGGCCCCCGTGGCCCAGGAGTATGGCTTGAGTCTCGAAGAGACCGCCAAGGCCATCGGGGCCCTGGCCAACGTCCAGATCAAAGGCTCAATGGCCGGAACCTCGCTAAGGCAAATGATGGTGGCTCTGGCCAACCCGGCGATTCGGGCCAAGATCGAGGCCTTGGGCGTGGCTGTAACCGATGCCACGGGAGGATTCCGCAAAGATTTTGGCAAGATGCTTTTGGAGCTGGGGGAGGCGATGAAGTCGCTCCCCGCCCCGGAGCGGTTGGCCCTCTTGTATGAACTCTTTGGCTCGCGTTCGGCCGCCAAACTCGCCGTCTCCAACTTCCCCAAACTCGCCGTCTCCAACTTCCAAGGCCTCAACGACGCCATCGACAACGCGGCAGGCAATGCCAAGCGGGCCGCCGAGATCATGGACTCAGGCCTAGGTGGGGCCTGGCGGAGGCTCACGTCGGCCTTGGAAGGTGTGCAGATCGCCATCGGCAAAGTGGTTGAGCTAGCCATTTCACCCCTCATGGACGCGCTGGGCAACGTCCTGGTCCAGGTGGCACAATGGATCAACGCCAACCGGGCCGCCGTGATGGTGGTCCTGGGTGCGGTGGCTGCGGTGGGGACACTGGGGGCCACCCTCTTCGCCGCCGGAATCGGCTTGAAGGCCGCCGGGGTGGCCTTGGGGACGCTGGCCACCATCGGGAAGCTGGTGGCACTCGCCTTCGCCGGGATGCAGGCTGCGGTGACCGCCCTGCTGTCACCGCTGGGGCTGCTGGTGGCCAGTCTCGCCGGGATCGGGGCCTTGGCCGTCTATGTCAGCGGGGTCTGGAAGCCCCTCTTCGCCTATCTCGGACAGGGATTCCAATGGATCGCTGACATCGCCGGGAAGACCTGGAAGGGAATCTCCGACGCCCTGGCCGCGGGCAATCTGGCCCTGGCCGCGGAGATTGGTCTGAATGGTCTCAAGGTGGCCTGGTACGAGGCCTTGTTGTGGATTCAGGAACGATGGATCGGCTTCAAGGCCAAGATTCTCGACATCTGGTACAGCGCCGTCTATGGGATCGCCCAAATGACCCTCACCGGGTTGGCCGGGATTCAAACCTTGTGGGTCAACCTTCAAGCAACATTCCGGGGGTTGTGGGTGAAAACGGTGAAGTTTTTGGGCGACACCTGGGACGCCCTCTACTACTGGCTGGCCCGATCCTTCACGAATCTAACCCACCTCTTTTCGGACGCCGCGGAAAAGGCCGCCGCCCAGAAGGCCCTCGATGAAGAACAGGCCAAACGCGCAAGGGAACGGGAGAAGGCCGCCCAGGAGGCCCTCACGCAGATCGAGCGCGAAGGCGCCGAGCGACGGCAGCAGATCGACCGGGACTTGATGGACGCCTTAACTACCCTGGAAGAAGACAAGCAGCGGGCTATCGGAGAGGCCGGCACCATCAGTGATGCCGACAAGGCCAAACTGGACGAACTAAAAAAACGGGCCGCCGAGGCCCGTAAACGCCTGGCGGAACTCACGGAGCAAGCCGAGTTAGCTCGTGCCGAAGCGGAAAAGCCCCCGGAGATGCCCGAACTCCCCGAGACCCCGCAACTGGAAGAGAAACTCGCGGCAGCCGGTGCGAAACCGACTGGCCTTGGTGGTGGAGGCACCGCGGGGACCTTCTCGGCCCTTGCCGTGCGGGGCTTGGCCATCGCCAATCCCCTCGACCGCATCGCCAAGGCCAGCGAGGAAACCGCCGCAAACACCAAACGCATCGCGAAAAATACCGAAGAACAAGCGGAGTTCGAATAATGGTCACGGTCACCGAACGTTGGGGCAGCCGCCGCTGGAAGGGCGGCCAGATTCCCGCCGTCGAGCTGGAGTTCATCATCAAAGGCACAACCAATGATGCCATCGCCACGCAGGCACTGCTGGCGACGGCCCCTCTGACCTACGCCAACCTGCCCCGCAAGGAATACAGTCTGGAACGGCTCGGCGATGACGCCTGGATGGGCACGGTCCAATACAGCGGGTTGGAACAGCAAGACTTCGGTCTCATCTCGCTGGAGTTCCGCATCGGCACGGAAAACACCAAGCTGATGCAATCCATCAACACCGTCGCGTCTTATCCCGCGCCCGGCCAGACCGCCCCCAATTTCCAAGGGGCGATCAACGTCTCGGCCAACGGTGTGGAGGGAGTGGAGATCGCCATACCGACCTTCGAGTGGTCGGAGACCTGGCGCCATCCCGACCAAACGATCAACGGCTTGGCCTACGGGGGCACCCTTTACACCGTCACCGGCCGGGTCAACAATGCTCCCTTCCGCGGCTTCGCCGCCGGTGAGGTCCTCTTCCGCGGGGCCGAGGGGCGGAAAACACGGCACGACGCCTGGGAATTCTCCTATCACTTCGCCGCTTCGCCGAACGCCACCAACTTGAGGGTCGGTCCGATTACCGGAATCAGCAAAAAGGGCTGGGAATACCTTTGGGTCCTCTACCACGAAAAGGAAGATGACAACGCCAAATCCCTCGTCCAGGTGCCACGGGCCGTCTATATCGAACAGGTTTATAAGGACGCCAACTTTTCTA